AGATATAGAATGTGTGAAGCAATATTTTGGCTATTCTAATGAAAAAGCCAAGGAAGCTTTGCGTATCCTAAATGATGAACAAATCGCTGAAATAAAAATAAAAACAGCAAAAGGCGGAGTGAACAAGTAATGATTTCAATTATAGATTTAGTTGAAGTTACATTGGGCGAGAAAGATGATTTCCTAAAGGTTCGTGAAACGTTAACACGAATCGGTGTAGCTTCCAAAAAAGACAGAATACTGTACCAGTCTTGCCATATTTTACATAAGCAAGGCAAATATTATATCGTCCATTTCAAAGAACTTTTTGCATTGGATGGTAAACCAACTGACATTACCGAAAACGACTTATCCCGCAGAAATGCCATTGCAAAACTTTTGGCAGATTGGGGTTTGGTAGGTATTGTTGATAAGACCAAGGTAGAAAACCCTCCTCCTATCTTTTTGTCGCAAATCAAGATTCTTTCCCATAAAGAGAAAGACGATTGGGAATTAGTGCCCAAATATAATATTGGTAAAAAACCAGGGGTTTATTGACAATTTAGTTGTTTTGTGTTATAAATATGGATGTAGATGCCTTTGGGGTCTACATTTTTGAACTCGCTTAATACAAGGAGAAACTAAGCATGAACACAACTTTAAATACATTATTTCCACAATTAGAAACCATTCGTAGTTCTTTGGATCCATTCACAGTAGGTTACGACAAATTCTTTGTTGACCTTGGTGATATGACTAAAGAAATGGCTAAAAAGGTTACCTATCCTCCATATAACATCAAACAGGTTAACAAAAACAAATATGTCATTGAATTGGCAGTAGCTGGTTTTGCAAAATCTGATATTGAAGTTACTTTGGATGGCAACAAATTGGTTGTCAAAGGCCTTGCAAAAGAAGATGAATTGAAAGAAGATGAAACATACTTCTTTAAAGGTATCGCTAACCGAGGATTTGAACGTACATTTACATTAGCAGACAAGATTGAAATCAAAGATGCTGATATGGTAAATGGTATGTTACGAGTTTGGTTGGAATCTTTGGTGCAAACTCAAGACGCCATCAAAAAGATTACCATCAAATGAGTAATTGGTGGCCTGTAACCGATGAGGAATGGGAACAATTAAATTATCCAAACGGTAAATAATCTAGGGGGTCTTGACTGACCCCCACTTTTGAGTTATAATTATATCATGAAAAATTGGAACAAAACCAAACCTATTATCAAAAAGGTTCGTGCCATTAATGGTACTGATATCTTTTATACATACTCGAATTGGCCTATTGAAACTATTGATGGTGTCGAGTTTATTCCTGTAGTAAAATCAGAACCAAACAACAACAAAAATCAAGTAGTACATTATATGAAAAAAGATATTATGGAGTATGTGAAATGAGTTTTTTAAACCAACACCAGTTGTTAACAAACGAAAAAAGAATTTTCAATCCAAAAAACAAAAAAGATATAGATACATTCAAATCATTTATTCTAAAAAATAGATGGGGTGATCCTTGTCCATTTTTGTTAGAAGAACCGTACTTAAATATTCCTGATATGTTAAAAGATAAATTCATTAAAAATGTGTTAGGACTATAATGATCGATTGGTTGATGTATTCTGGTTGTAATATTACTTTGAAATTGAATCCGTTTCATTGGAGAATTAGTTTTAAATATTTAAAAACTAATGAAGCATGGGAACAAGATGCCTTATTAATTGAATTATTACCCATTACCATTCGATTGTGGTTTGATAATGGTGAATGGTAAGTTGGCCAATGAAAAATAAGTTTATTCAAGCATACATGGATGTGGCACAAAGATTTTCAGAATTATCTTCTGCCAAACGATTGCAAGTGGGCGCCATTGTGGTAAAAGATGACCGAATTATCAGTATTGGTTATAATGGAATGCCAAGTGGATGGGACAATAACTGTGAGGACCATATTCAGTTATCTGACGATACCACAATGACCAAAACCAAACCTGAGGTCATTCATGCAGAAGCCAATGCCATCGCTAAGTTGGCTAGAGGCAATGAGTCTGGAGATGGTTCCACAATGTTCCTGACCCATGCACCTTGCATAGACTGTGCCAAACAGATGTATACCGCAGGTGTCAAAGCGGTATATTATCGTGATTCCTATAAGAATACAGACGGCTTGACTTTTTTGGAAAAATGTAATATAATGGTATCTAAGATAGAATAATTATTTCACCAGGTGAAATTGATGTGTGTCATAAATAAGCGGAAGTAGTTTAACCATCGGTATGCAATTATTGGGTCAATTAATTAAGGAGACCTAAAATGCAGTTAAGTATAGTTGGTTGTCCCGATAAAAAGCACTTTAGACCATATGTTAAACGTGCCGCTATTTTTTATTCTGAACAACTTATATCACCAAAATTAAGAGAAAATATCTATCTAAGGATTAAATTCAATCCAAAGATTGAAGCCTATGGTTACGCCTCAATTTTAGAATATAATGAAAGTTGTAAAGCTAGAGAGTTTGAAATAGAACTGCATCCGGGAATTGGTGCTGCTGAAATACTAAAAACTCTGGCACATGAAATGACACACATTAAGCAATATGCTTATAATGAGACCAACGAAACATTAACTCGTTGGCGTGGCAAAAAGGTTGATTCTGATAGTATTGATTATTGGGTACAACCTTGGGAGTTAGAAGCGTTTGGAACTGAAGTAGGCCTATTCAGTAAGTTTGCAATTAAAGAGAAATTGTGGGAAATATTTTTTGGTATACAAAATCCAGATTCACCTATTGAGCCTGAGCCTCTGGGGTGGAAATAGCTTGATTCATTAACATTTCAAATTCTTCATCACCGTATTGATAATCTTCCAGTATTTCTAACATTTTATCACATACTTCCAAATTTCTATTATGCGATTTTATATTATTTTCCTGTGAACTAATTTGGCTGGCAACAAAAGCCTTTAAAATATTTTCACCATCTTTCTTTCTTTTAATTTTCCGTAAAAACTTTTCTAATTTAGTTATAGTGGATATGCAAATTGAAATTTGAGTTGATAATGTATTTTTCTCTCGATGAATGTCATTCTTCATACAAACAATTAAATTTTCCAAATCAGGATCAATTTGATTAATAAAGTGGCTAAGTAATCTAGCAAGATTATTTATAGCTTCTTCTCTGAGATTTGAGTTAACATTATATTGTCCAGTTTCATCAAAATGTTTTCTGCGGACAGGATCACTCAAAATAGAATAAGCTAAATTGACTTGTTTAAATTTTTCCTCATTACCACCAACTCTATCTGGATGATATCGTTGTGCTAGTGTACGAAACTTCTTTTTAATTTCCTCGTCAAAAGCTTGTGGTGAAATTTCTAATATATCATATGGATTCATATAAGTATATATGTTGTACCAAAAATTAAGTTTTAATTTAAAGGAGAGTATTATGAAAAAGAAAAATACTCCCCAACCACGAAACTATCTTGTTAAATTGGCATTGTTTCGTAAAGCGGGGAGCCATAAAAAAAGTAACAAAGCTATGAGGCGTTTAGAGAAATCTAAAAAAGTGTATCCTATTATTGACATTTTAATTAATAGTGTATGTAATAGGATACATTCTGTCTAGATTAGAACATATAAAATATGATTAACTGGCCTTAGTATAATGGATAATACAGCTGCCTTCTAAGCAGTCAATACAGGTTCAATTCCTGTAGGCCGGACCAAAGGGCCAATAGCTTAATGGTAAAGCAATCGACTCATAATCGATTGAGTCTTGGTTCAATTCCAAGTTGGCCCACCAAATATATAATATTATGAATATACCAAAAATTGCACATGTATCATGGATTGATAAAGATGTAGTCAACAATCAATCACCACTTATTCTTAATGGAGTTAGGAATTTAATTGACCTGAATCCTGATTGGAATGTTATTGTTTATGATAACAAAGATATTGATGAATACCTAAAGTTGGTTCTTGATAAAAGAGATTACAATTTAATTAAAGACATTCATATAGTAGAGAAGTCGGACCTGTGGAGATTATTCAAACTCTACAATGAAGGTGGTCTGTATATGGACATAGATCGATTTTGTAATGTTTCTTTGTCTGATATTATTGAAGATGGAATAAAATGTGTGTTACCTACTTGTTTAGAGTGGGATTTTTCACACGACTTTATGTTAACCGCACCGGGTAGTCCAATTCAAGCACAAGCAATTCAATTAATAATGGAAAGAAGATATGCAGGACATAAAAATGTTTTCTTTCTAGGTCCTCAAACTTATATGCATGCCGTAACCAAAGTTTTATTTGGTGAAATGGTGAATACGGATCCTGGTGTTGAGATGTTTGCCGAGATGCGTAAGGCAATGGAACAGATGCCGTTCATTAAAACATATAAAGAACATCCGCCTTACGATACTGTTATATATAAACATGATGAAACAACCTTTAAAAAAGGTAATAGTAATACAACAGATTGGGAAGAAATGAAAAAAGAATTCTACGCAGGTTACAAATTAAAACATTGGTCGGGTGAATGGTGATATTAAATTTACCACATAATGTGTTGACTTTGTTGTATAAGTAATGTATAGTATTAAATATGCGGTGTGTGATAGCACGATTTGAGATACCCTCTTAGATTATCTGAGCAAAGCAGACCACCGCTCCAGTTTTGCGGGATTAGTTTAATGGTAAAACTAAAGGTTTCCAACCTTTCGTTGTCAGTTCGATTCTGTCATCCCGCTCCATTATTATTTGAAAGGTAGTTTATGGATTTACGGCCATTAAATGACAAAATTCTTATTTCCAGAATTGCGGGAGAAAAAACCACTTCTGCTGGAATTATTCTAAAAACCTCCGATGGTCCAGATAAAGCATTGGTTGAATCAGTTGGACCTAAGGTAGATGAGGTTTCTGTTGGTGATGTGGTGCTTGTCAACTGGAATGGTGCAGTACCCGTTTCAGGTAAAGAAACAGAAAAAGAATATTATGTTATTGCCATTGAGCATGTAATTTTGATTTTTTAAACAGTAGCGGAGTAGCTCAGAGGTAGAGCATTGGACTCATAATCCAGGGGCCGTAGGTTCGATTCCTTCCTCCGCAACCAACAAGGAGATAATATGACCGAACAAAAGAAACCACCGGTATCACCAAAACCAAATCAAAAAGTTCCAACACAAAAACCAAAACAAAACTTCATTCCTAAAATGACAGTTCAACGCAAAGCTGGTAGGGGAAGATGAGTGATCCTGTAAAAGAACAAGATGACAAAAATTTGGATGACGAATTCAAACGAATTGAAGAAGAACAAAAACTAAAAGAAAAACAAACCAATAATTAATGGTGTTTTGCTAAAACTTCTAGTGCCATTATTACAAGTGCGCCAATTAAACATACAGCAAAAATCAATTGAGGTAATTTATTCATAGCTTTTCGTCTCCAATTTATTTAAAAAATGCTCCAGATTCAAATATCATTAACACTAAACAAAGAATCAATACGGACACAAATATAAAAGGTTGCGGCCCCTTCATTTATATAACTTGAAAAAATAGGTTATTAATGCTGAAGCGGTCATGCACCACCAAAAAAGTTGTTGTATCTTTTGGCGGTCTTTGTCCATGTATTTTTCTTCTTCTTTTCTTTCTCTTTCTAATTTTGCTTTAGTGGCTTCAACTTCAGACCAAGCATTTCTACCATATTTCTTTAAAGCCTGTTGTTTGAGTAATTCTAATTCTTTTAATCGAGCAACTTCTTTTTCATAGGCCTCAAAAGCTCTATAATCTGCCATATTTTCAAGATGTTTTTCTTTGGCTTTTGCTTGTAATCTTTGGATGTGCTGCTGTTGGACGGCTCGTTCCAATTCGGCTTGTTGGTCGCCAACCACGGCCCCCAGTTGTTTACCAACGTTTTGAGCACCTTTTAATGAGTTGGCGGCCGCTTGGCCACCAGCTAAGAATGGATCCGACATTTAAATATACCGTTTAGTTATTGACAGGAAAGATAAAAAAATAGTATACTAGTGTTCAAATCAGTTATTGGTATTTATACAAAAAGGAAAATAATATGGAAGTAATTGCACTTAAATTAGTCACCGGAGAAGATGTTTTGGGTGAGATTGAATCTCAATCAGAAACGGAGTATGTTTTGGTTAATCCTGTTGGTATTGCTGTGGTTCGTGGTAAAGATGGTAATCCTAACATTGGATTCTCACCATTTCCTATTCATGGTGAACAAAAAACTGATGCCACCATTTGCCTTGCAAAGAAAAATATAGTATACTCCTATACTCCAGCAGAAGATTTCATTACAAATTATAAGTCAATCTTTGGTGCTGGTATTATTGTTCCACCACAAAAACAACTAATTACAGGTTAAATTGAGTTCATTCTATACTAATGTACAATGCTTTGGTAGTAACATCCTCTACCGAGGCATTCTTGATGGTCAAAGAGTAAAACAAAAGATTGAGTATTCTCCATCTTTGTTTTTGCCATCCAAAAAAATTACAAACTTCACCACACTTGAGGGTGATTATCTCGACCAAAAAGTTTTTGGTACCACAAAAGAAGCAAGAGATTTTATTAAACAATTTGACGGTGTTGCCAATGCACCTAAGATTTATGGTCAAACTCGTTTTGAATATGCGTTTATTGCCGACCAGCATAAAGGCATGGTTGATTATGACCAAGACAAAGTTCTGATTGCCGTAGTCGATATTGAGGTGGGTTCAGAAAATGGATTTCCTGATCCCTACAAAGCAGAAGAACCAATTACCGCTATTGCTATTAAGTATATTAATGGCGACATCTATGTGTTTGGTTGTGGTGATTATGTGACACAAGATAAAGAAATCTATGTAAAATGTAAAAATGAATATTCTTTGTGTAAACAATTTATGGCATTGTGGACAGGTAAATGTCCTGATATTATTACTGGTTGGAACACCAAGTTTTTTGATATACCATATCTTGTCAATCGTTTTCGTAAAATTCTTGGAGAAGATGCGACCAAGAATTTATCTCCATGGAACTATCTGACGGAACGCAAAGCTATCATCAATGGTCGAGAGATGACAGAATACTACATGATTGGTGTTGCTTCTCTGGACTACATTGAACTGTACAAATGGTATGCACCAGGTGGCAAGTCACAAGAATCATATCGGTTGGATAACATTGCTCAAGTTGAGTTGGGTGAAGGCAAGATTGCATATGATGAATATGATAATCTACACTCCTTGTATCGTCTAAACTATCAGAAGTTTATTGAGTATAATATTAAAGACGTTGAACTCATTATTAAACTTGAAGATAAGTTGAAGTTACTTGAGTTAGGTGTTACTTTGGCGTATGATACCAAATCAAACTTTGAAGATATTTTTGCACAAACTCGTATGTGGGATGCCTTGACCAATTCTTATTTGTTAGAAAAGAACATAATTGTACCACCTCGTACAGTTAAACAAAAAGATGGAATGTTTGAAGGCGCCTATGTTAAAGTGCCACAAATAGGACTACACAATTGGGTGGCATCATTCGACTTGAACTCTTTGTATCCGCACTTGATGATGCAATACAATATTAGTCCAGAAACTTTAATTGAGCCAGAGAATTACACACCAGAAATGCGTGAGATGCTCTCTCAAGGAGTTTCTGTTGATAAGTTATTAGATAAGAAGGCCATCACCTCGAATTTGTCTAATGCAACGCTGACACCAAACGGACAATTCTTTCGAACCGACATTCAAGGTTTTTTACCTAAGATGATGGAAGAAATGTATACTGACCGTTCCAAATTCAAAAAGATGATGTTACAAGCGAAACAGGAATATGAAAATGAAAAAGACCCCAATAAATTATACGAAATTGAAAAGCGAATTGCCAAATACAACAACATTCAACTGGCGAAGAAGGTTTCCCTTAATTCTGCTTATGGTGCTCTTGGTAGCCAATATTTCCGTTTTTATGATTTACGAATGGCCCTTGGTGTTACTACTGCTGGACAATTAAGTATTCGTTGGATCGAAGCCAAGATTAATGCTTGGATGAATAAAATTTTGGAGACCAAAGATGTTGACTATGTTATTGCTTCTGATACTGATTCAATTTAC